CAATTTTATCTGCCGTGTAATGGTAGTAAATATCGACATCATCTCGTTTTCCCATGAGCAATATAATGCCAGTAGGTTCAGCGGGCTTAACAGGATTAGTTGAATAAACTACAAATTTATCGCTTAAAATAACTCTTACACAGGGCTGTTTATCATATACAAAAGGCTGGATTAGCGCTGTTTTGGTGAGATTAAACATTTCGTTTGCATCATTAAAAACTGCATTTATATCGAGCTTGTCGATATACCAAGCAAGAAGATCTTCATCTTTCTTGGCACCATTAAATACTTCACGGGTAACAGTTGTCTGATAAATATTTGTGAGCTTATCAATTATTTTTGGCAGAATATTGATAGGAACAACGCGAGCCATACAATCTTTTAGCATTCTATCGTCAAACTGCCTGTCCATATCTTTAGCGATATAGGTAAGCAAGTTTCCCTCGAATATGTCTATAAGAATTTCGTTGTGACATAAGAGGTCAGAGTTGCATTTAACCATTTCATAGATGGCGTTAGGTTCAAGCATAGGATTATAGCCTCGTCGTGCTTTGTTGTCTTCTGTTCATGCTATTATAGGTAAACATAACCGCATAACCAATAGCAGTAGTTATATGCTGATACGCGGGCGTATCATCCTCAATATACCCTGAACCCTTTTTAAGCTTTGAGAGCCTCAAGCCTTTATCAGCCGTGGGAGCGTCTTTGTAGACAAAGATCCGACGGCGCTTTTGCATATTCAAGCAGTATGCATTCATTATGTTATGCCTTTGCCGAACGGGAGGATTACTCGACGGGACCATGTATTTGAATGCAAGGCTTCGGTTGGATAGCTCTTTGCGGATAATGTCGTAATCACTTTGGACGGAGCGGGTATTTCGACTAGAACCTGTTGCATCACCGCACACGCCATAGTTCCAATTGGCCTTGAGCAAGCCGCGGTTATCGGCCTCTTCAATGGTGTCAGCTGTACGAGCTCCATGTATCACAACCTCATTGAAGACGTGAAAGATATCATTGACCTGATCGTACTGGCAGAAGACAAGAGACATAGGCTTGCCCTCTCCTATGTTGAAGTCCCAGCTTAATAGAATAGGCCATTTGGGGTCTATCTCATAAGAGGCATTTATAAATTGCTCTTCATGGCTGTACTGATAGTAAATAACCTCGCCTTGTATTTCGACCCACTGACCGTAAATCATACGCAACGCAAGCTTAGGGTCTAGATCACGCTTAAGCTGAGCGATGTACTGCTTAGGTAGAAATGGGTTGTCTTCAGTCGAGCTATAATAAACATGACGAGTTGGTGAAGCGCTGGCGATAAAATGATTATAAGCCCAATGACTAGGACTATCCGGGTTCGTAGCAGAGATGATCACCTGATGCGGGACGTGCGGTAAACGCTGTAGACGCATAAAGATCTCAAGATAAACCTCCTTGTCCTCCTCGTTGTTCTCGGTGAGCTCCTCGATGATCGCCATGCTTAGTTCCAAGGAGCGAGGCTTCTTATATCTCTTGTCCGACCACGACCGAGAGATGATCTCTGAGCCGTTCCTAAACACAATGCTAGCAATCGTCGAGTTAACCCAGTAGTCCCTATCCTGCTTTAAGAACCTACCGTCTAAATGCTCAAGTATCTTTAGGAAGATCGTCGATTTGAGGTCAGGCATAGCCTTTCGACCAACGAGCACGCGAGCGCCTGGCGTTTCAAGACAGTGCCTGATGGCTATGTGAGCCATGAGAATCGATTTAGCAGAGCCCACAGAGCCCGAGAGCAGCACCTCATGAGCACCCAGAGAGTAATCATAGCTCTGGTAGATGTCCCTGATCACCTGCGCCTGGTAGGGAATGATCGTAGGATCAAAGGTTTCTATCGTAGGCGTGGTGACATTCAAACCTTGACCTCGGCCTTGGCTTTAAGGAATGGATCATAAGCCAATGCAAAGCCTTCGCTAGCGCCCGTCTCGACTTGTCTATCTCTCACCTTGCCCCAGAGACGATCAAGTAACTCTTTCCTAGCGTCCTTGTCACCCTCAGCGGCGCGCTTGACCATGCTCCGACATATGAGCTCGAACATGGTTATGTCGGTGCGCTTAAGCTCTTTGTCCAAATCTCGGCGCGTACTCAAGCCGTACTTGTGACAAATACCCATAAACTCTTCGTATGACGAATTTCTAATAGCTAGAATTTCAGGGTCAAGCTTTGCCCGAGACTTGGGCTTGGCAGATTTACCAGGCGCTTTAGTTTCTCCTGATTCCATTTAGCCAGCCCTTTTATAAGTAAATTTAGAAGGGAATATCCTCAATATTTACATCATCCTTATTATCTGCAGGTTCGTTTTTCTTAAAATCAGGAACAGGATAATTGGGTTCTGCTCCCTCTTTGCGGCCTTCAGATATAAAATGAATCTCTTTGGCTATGACTTCGGTGGTCCAATGGGTTGAGCCAACCTTATCTTGCCATTTGTGGGTATATAGTTTGCCTTCAAGGACAATCTGCCTACCCTTGCTTAAATACTTACCACAAACTTCGGCAAGTTTACCAAATGCTACGATGCGGTGCCATTCGGTATGCTCGCCCTCTTTGCGTTTTTCTGTCGTTGCAATCGAGAATTTGGCGACGGTCACGTCATTTGTCGTTTTTACTTCTGGGTCTCCGCCTAGACGACCGAATAATTCAACTCTATTCATAGCTCAACTCCCCTGCTTTCGTTTAGAGTCGCAGATGTTAGTTTTTTTTTCGACAAGTGCCAAATCAATACGGTCTAGTGTTATAAATTTAATCAGCACTGAGGGCTCTATGAAGAAAACCGCACCGCCAGCCTCACAGTTTACGGCTATCATAGACACTAGAGAGCAAACACCATTCGATCTCAGCCCGCTTAGAACCATTACTGCCAAGCTTGATGCAGGCGATTACAGCGTTGAGGGTCTAGAACACCATATACAAATAGAGCGAAAGTCTTTAGCCGATCTAGTCCAGTGCGTCGGAGGAGAACGTAAACGTTTTGATGAAAATGTGATTAGGCTTCTAGCTTATCCCGTACGAGCTTTAGTCATAGAAGCAAATGCCATCGACATAGAGATGGAAGCTTGGAAGATCAAAAATCCTAAAAGCAAGATAACTAAAAATCAGGTGAGAGGATCAATAGTAAGCTGGGCTAGGCAGGGTCTACCCATTTTTTATGCCGGTGATGCTCGATTGGGAGGGCTATATGTGGCTAGCATGCTCTATGATGCGGCGAGAAAAGAATACGAGAAGCTAGAAAAGCTCACCCGGTATCTAGAGAAAGGTTAGCGCTGAAACCGAGGGTGCGAAAATCTCAGCGCTAGAACCCTTATATCACGCTCAACTAATTAATTACCACCCTTGTTACCCTCAGAGATACTTGCCACGCCATTAGCAGGACGCAGAGCATAGGTAATACCAACCGGGGAATAGTTGTTCCTATATACCTGTCCGTAGATCTGTTGATTTGGCAAGCTTATGTAGTTTGTAAATGCCCAGTTCTTCGAAGTTATTTGGTTGCCTGTTATCTCAACGTTCCAAGCTAATCCTTTTGTGTCTCCCCAATGCGTGGAACTACCACCGCGATTTTGCCCCGCCATGTTTCCACCTAAATTCGTATTGTAAGCAAACACAATGTCGACCGATGGGTAGTAAATTCCGAAGTAAGGACGAGCCGCAAAGTCGTTATAAACAAACAAGCCTCGACCAATAAACCTCGATACAACAGCTACCGACGTCTGGTCAGGTGAAATTGTAAAAGGAGCATTGATCTTGACGCTAGGCTTGCCGTTAAATCGGTCGGTAGTTGTACGCCATTGACCTTTGCCAAGTCCGTCTATAATAGCAACAAAAGAACCGCCGCTTAAATTGCCTCCTTCGTTAGGGACCGAAGCAAGAGTAATGGTGTCACCATTAACGCTGATCCCTCCCTTGTATGCGTTGTAGTTGCCGTCAACCGTGATTCCTTGTGAGCCATTCATTGCGACCGTGCGATCTTCTTGAATGTTTACATTGTTCCCAAAATACAAGTCACGCGTGTTAGAGGCGTAAGCTGAGAACCATAGGCCAGGGTTGGCGTTCATTGCGGCGGTATATCCGTTGTCCCCCCAGTTGCCTGCGTAGATGATTGTATTGTTCTCATAAATCACATTTTCATTTCCGCCCCAAGTGCGGTAATCGTTATCGCGATAACGAACTTTATTGCGCTCCATACGTAGGTAGCCGCTACTAGTGTTAGCGGCTTGGCTAACAAACTGCACGCCACCGCGACAATCTAGGGACGAGTCGCTAATCTCAACGTTGTTAACGTATTTTAAGAGGACAGCAGATACCAACGGGTGAGCAGAAAAGGTCTTCCAGTAGTTTTTTGCGTCCCCTCCAGATTGATTTGGGAACACACAATTGACTCTACGCATATATCCAGGAATGTCAGTACGTCCGAAGAAAGCACAAGTGCCTATGTCTTGGCCCGAATAAAGGGTTAGGTCAGATACACGAAGCGCTGCTTGCTTGTCACCCGGTAGAGGCTGCCCACAAAGCATAGTTCCCATAACCGAGTTACAGCCATCCGGTGGCATTTGGGCAAAAATAGCGTAGGTCTTTTCTTGTCCTGCACCTCTCAAGACGCTGTTCTCTGGCATTCTGATCTGTTGATTAAAGTAGAGATACCCTTCAGGCAGTGTGACAATCGCGCCGCCTTGAGATGCAGCTTGCTTTAGAGCCGCCGCCATCTTTTCGTCCCAGTTGTTTCCTTCTTGATCCTTCACCAAGATTTCTTTTGTAGGCTCAGTGTACTTTGCAATATTGATCGTTTCAATCTGCTCACCGAAGGAACCTTGGTTGGAATACAAAGTCCATCCCTGTGCACCTCCATATCCGTTGCTAACGTAAACCTTATAGGAACCCTCAGGCAAGTTGTCAGGAAGCGTAAAACGTTGACGGTAAGTATTGCTAAGCTTACCCCCAGAGGCTGGTACCTTTGCCACAATCTTATTATTGGAGACAAGTGCTATCCAAGGATATTGCTTCCCAGGCAGTGAGAGTGCTTTGCCATGGACTTGCAACCAGCCGCCTGGCGTTGCGGTCTTACCCTTGTCACCTTGGATAAACCAGACTTCTGCCTTGTTAATGAAAGCTGGATCACTCCATGTAGTGCCTTCTTGTATTCTGTATGAATACATACCCACAGGCCAATCGGCAGGAACTTGAAATTCAGATTCTACGCCATTAATGAGCGCCACTGCCGGGGTTTTCCAGTCAGCGCATTGCATACCACTTAAAGGGCCGCCGCAAGAATCATTAGGTAATTGAGAAAGTTCAACCTTGGACTTGTCGCTTGTTTGCGCTAAAGCGACCACAACAGATTCCCCGGGTGCTACAGGCTGAGAGGTCCAAAGGGGTTGAGGTGCAGAGGCAAAAGCTATTGGGATGGGGCATAGAGTGGATAATAAAAGATACTGAGCCGCTCGTTTTAACATTCATTAGCCTTTCTTTCAGAGTTAAAATCTTACGCCAGGCAATGATAACACAAGGGATTAAAGGACCGAAACAGGCCACGACCAATAACCAGGTTTTGGCATATCTGAATAAGCGGATTTGCAGAAATAAACTCCGTTTTGATTCATTACAAAGAGCTGACAATCGCCATCATCATGTATAGCAGTCACCACCGCTGGACTAAGCTCTGGCATATACTCACCACCAGAGGAAACATTGCGCATATAATGAACAATAGAACCGATACTAATACTTTGTTTTTCATTCATCACACGCCAACCTTGGTTATGGTGTTCAAATATTAACCACTAAGGAAGATACATCATGATGTCGATTTCTTCGGGGTCGACAATATCAATTCTCACATCGCTATTATTATCTTCATCACCCCAGGCAGTATCATATAGACCATGCAAATCAGTCAATGCATCGCCATCATTGTTAGCACGCAAACAAGCACCGATGCCCCAGCCTAAAATCGCACACGTAAGAACTAATTCGACCACGAATACCCCCATTACAACACACCAAAATTTAATACTTGGGAATTTCATATTGGGGAGCAAAGGTCAAGAAATAATGGCTTCCGAAGAAGCCGGAAAGCCTACAGCCGCTGGACGGCGTCTTGAAGTTTAGAAAGGACTTCGGAGAGGGTTGCTCTGAAATTGGCAATAGCTTTCTTTTGATCAGCCATTTGAATTTCATTGTTAGCAATACGTGGCTTAGCATCGTTTAGCCACTCTTCCATCTTCTTGCCTTGCTCAGTAACCTTGTTCATGTCGGATGTATTATCAGAACGAGAAGATACAGAGCTTTCTAAGTCTGATACTTTCTTTTCTAACTCAGCGATGCGTTGCTCATATTTTGCGCTTGCATCTGTATCAGTAGTAGTAGACGCGTTAGTCTTTCCACTAACCTCTGTACTTGTTTTGGTCGTGTCTTTTCCAGTATCTTTTGTATTGTCAAATGCCATAAAAAAACTCCCTTAAGCTTAAGCTGTTCAGGAGTCTATATTCACAAACTATGCCGGGTTTATAATTCGCTCTCCGCGTGTTTTTTAACCATAGCTATAAGCTTTGGCATGTACTCGCGGGCAGCTACGATGAACCTAGTATCATTTACCGTGTAGTCTCCGTATGGAGATTTAAACGGTCCATCTACGTAGGCTCCAAGAAAACTAGGATTATGACTGCTCCATTCAACTAGCCTTACCTGGAAATTGGTAGTCAAAGGTCTAACATACCAAGGCCCTGGCGTTGCAGCGTCACAGATAGCCTGTAGTTCATCCAGGTTCATTTCCTACTCTCCATCATCTCGATCTCTGTCATATCCCTAATCACCGGCTGTATGTATTCAAACCTCCTAACCGAATCACCGCTCCCGTATATGTCAGTACGAATAACAATCATCGCACCGTGCAAATCCCAGCTCTGAGATAGAGCGTCGTTTACTGCCAACTTCATACCGTCTCTCGTATTCGCGCTTAGGATGTCAAATTTCTTCATACAGTCTCGCCTAAAGATAGAGGATCAAAATGACCACTACGACCGCACAAGTATCTCATCCAAGCCTTAACACCGTCATGATTATGTTTGCGCAGTGCGGTTAATCCGTTGAGCGAAGCGCGTGGATCGTAGAGCAGTGAGATACCAGCTCTTGCTACTGCATCGACGTCATCCACATCAGCTCTCCACTCGCGAGGAGCCCACTGTATAGCTTCAGAAACTACAGATGGAACGCCTTCATGTACGCCATCGGCTGTCACCATGTTAAATGACTCGGTGTAAGAGTTCTGAATCAATAGATGCATCGATCCAACGATCTTTCTGAAGCTTGACCATGAGCACCAAGGAGCAGATTTAACTTCTAGGCCTGGAAGGTCAGATGCTAGGGCTTTCACTGCGCGCAAGATGCGGCCAACTTCGCCTGAATCTTCGCGACCTGTTGAGATCCATATCTCTGTCTGTGCCTTTAATTGACGATGCATGATGATTGCAGCACCGACGGCAGTAAGTATGTTTTTAAGTGAGCGCGTTGCACCAAAGATACCGATACGCAATACGCCACCTGTTTGACTCCAGCCCGGACGCATATAGCGGTCCATATGATCTAGATAGTACAGGTTAGGCAGATACAAGCACGGATCACCGTATGCCGAGTGTACAAACTCGCAGAGCCTCTCAGAGTTGGCAGCCACGTGGAAGTTATAAACCCCTGACTCAAGGCCCAATCCCTCACGCAGTAGCTCGATGCCACGTGAGTCGGCTTGCAGGAAGCCTACATTACTGTGGCAAGTCATATTGAAAATTGTCTGCGGGAACATCGCGCAGAGTTGAGAGAATACTTCAGTTGCAATCCAAGGAGCGCTCACGTTTACGTGCGTATATGTGATGCCCTTAGACTTGGAGAGATTGAGATGCTTACGCAAATCGTGCTGATCTTTAAGCGGCAAGACCTCAGTACGCACGCCGATGCTCGTTAGCATCTTGCTTGTGTTCATTGCTGCCACGCCTAGGCCAATATGGCTCACTCCGACATGAGCGCCGAAGTTTTTATAACAGAGTAAAACTCGAAGATCGCTTTTAGGTGTCACTTTAAACCCCTTAATGGTCAAAAAGGATAGTTTACATCATTACTATCCAGGCTGCTCAAGAGTAAATTTCATCTTCCGCATCCTTCATCAATCACCAGATAACACTCAAAAGGTGGTTTATAGGGAGCTGGCCGATTTGGACTAAGAAATACAATCTTGGGCCTATTATAATCAGTAAGTTCTTTGAGGTATCTTTTGCGTTGCCGCTTAGCTCTTTTGAGGTTCATCATTTTTCTTTTCGCCGTAATACTGCTCTGAGCACACTATCAGATCCACTTTAAAAAAGACGTTCTCTTGCCATTCGAAGTGACAATTAACTTCACAAATAAAATTCAACTTATTTATCTCATTCATATCTGGATAGTTAAAATCGTCACCATCGAACTCAGCTAACCATGTTTCAGTGCAGTTCGGGCACTCTACTTCAAGCTTAACACCTGGCAAATGACAGCGCTTAATAGGAAGTCCGCCGTGAGGTTGTCCGATTATTTTGATCATTCTATGGGTTTCCCAAATAGATCCAAAATACGCGCTAAATAGTAAACGTCTTCATCGCGAATTTCTTCGTCTTCATAATGTTCTTCGTCAAATTCCTGGCTCTTCTTGTCGTAGTAATACGCTTTGAGAGCCTCAATAATTAGTTCAATTTCAACATTACGGAGAACTTTACTATTCAGCTCATGCAGTATCGTTTTGTCTTCTTCATTCATTCCGGCATCCACGTCTTAAGCACTTTGTAATCGCCTTCGAATACTCTCAGCTCAACGTGTTTCCCTAGATTCTTAGCCATCGATTCAGCAATATTGCTCATCATGTCAGCTTGCGATTGCGTAGCGCAAACCATTGGTAAGCTCATTGCTCCCGCTTCAAAGCTAGGTATACCCTCGTCATCGGGGCCTGTATCTTGGCAAACAAATATGAAACATTTATCAATCTTTGGCATTTACGTATTCCCTATTTAATATTGATGAAAGGTAGCGCGCCGTTTCCCAGCATGTAAACAGGCAGCTTGCCGTCCCACTTTTGAACAGCTTCATATTCAACAAGGCCTTTGTTTTGCTGTAAAGCTTGTGACCTAATCGTCATCGATTTAGCTTCAGCCTCAGCGGCAATTATGCTCTGCTTGGCTCTCTCTTCAATTTCTACAGTCTTATTCTTTGCCTCTGCGGCCTTTTGAACAGCAACAACCTTTGCCTCAATAGCTTGTTTATAAGCGTTGTCGAAGTCAACACCGACAAAGTCTAGCCGGGTGAGAAATATATCTCTACCTTTTAGATTAGCCATGAGCTCAGATTCTGCTTTATGTTTAGCTTGATCTAGTTTGCCTACTATATCATCGGCAATGTATTGGCCAACGGTATCTCTTATCGATCCAAGTGCGGTAGGCTTGATGATTTTTTCTGCCCACTCTGCGCCAAATTGCTTATATAGCTTGTGGATCTTTATAGGGTCAGGGTAATACGTGATAACAAATCTCACTAGAACGTGCTGAGTGTCTTTAGTAAAACAATTAATATCACCCTCTAGTTTTTGTTCTCTAACGTCGACCTCTTTGATGTCGCTCGAGAACGGGTTGTAGAAGTAGAGCCCTTCGGCAAGCGGCTCTCCTTGAATTTCGCCATATCTCGTAAGAATCCCCCGATAGCCGGTATCAACAACTTCAAAACCACAACCACCAATAAGATTAAGCCCAAGAACAAGACCACCCATTTTAGAATAAAACCTGCCATTACCGCGTTCCTTCATCATCTGTTCCCCTCTCCGAAAATAAATTTGCACCCCCTTCTATCTCTCACCAGCCCTAGGTGTCAGTACATTTTTAGACTGCTTGGGATCTCGAAGCCAAGCCGATGGTCTCCATCTCTCAAACGGATCATATTTCGGGTGGTTGGTACAAGTGCGGTCGAACTGGCAGCGCAGTTTACCCATGCACTCAAATGGACGGATGCAGTTCTTTGGAGGGATGGGGCCGCGGTATTCCACTATACTCTCCTCAATTTGAGGATTTTTTTTGATGTTTTGAGGAGAGCTCTGAGGATAGGCAACCATTTGTATTTCAAGGTAAACTCCTAAGCTCTCCTCAGAGATCTTAAAAATTGAGGAGAGCTCTGAGGAGACACCGCCGCCTTTCATACCAAGGCGTTCAGCTGTTTACATATATAATATATTAACTTTTAGAGAAATATATATATATACGTTTTCGTGGCGGTGTGTCCCTATACGTCTATATATTTTTTTCTGAGGATTCTGAGGAGTTTTGACCCAAACCCTTGCTGCTCAAGGCCGCGTGTCTCCTCAGAGCTCTCCTCAAACTATGCTCAGCTGAGGAGTCTTTTGAGGAGTCCTTTAAGAGATGAGTGCTAACGGGATAATTACCCCACGTGCTTTAAGAGCACCACCGAAAGTGGTCTGATGCTTAGTGATAACCGCACCAGGCAAGCGTTTCAGGGAATTATTCCAGCAGCCATTCCATGGTGATTTCTCATAAAGCATCTCAAGTTCCAAATGATTGCTAGCCACTATGAAAGATTTAGGTCCAACAATGATCCCGAAAGACCTCAATGCCCTTTTAGCAACCTCATTCTGACTACCCGTGCCGAGGATCACATCCTGGACCATTTCCATCTTGTCGCTAACGTTGACCCTCCAGGTGAGCAACCTAGTGAGACACTTCTCCTCATCATTCTGGTTGTGCTGCTCAGCTGCATCATTCTTCACAAAAAGCCTGGCCCAAGCTTTTGCCTCATTGACCGTGATCACATGATCATTCTGCATAATCCAAGCGCCAGAAAGGAGCATACCTATCTGCTGTCCTTTCCTTTGAGAGGAGAGTATTGCAATCTGCTGGGAGAGAATTTCATAGGAAGCTAATAGGTTTCGGTAATTTAAGCAGCTTCGGGCGAAGATGCGCTCACCATAAAGCTCGGTGAGAGACCCCATGGCAGTTACGAGCTCTTTACGCTGCAGCGGATTACCACCATGTGGGGTTAGCTCTAAGACAGATATACGTGAGACGTCGGCATCATTGGTAATCCTAACCCTGATCGATGAAAAGCAAGCCGAGAAGTTTAGGGGAAAGTGCATAGCCCTTCCACCTGGGGTTCCTTTGACAATCTTGCCCGAGGTTTCACTCCATGAGTTTCTCATCAGCTCCAAAACCCCACCTATCCTTTTGGCAGATGCTTTGTCTTCCGTGATCTCAAACTCATCAAAGACTATAGGCAGCGAAGAATTGCCTAGAGTCTGCCTAATACCGGCCTCTGTAGTCATACCCTGAAAGACATGCTTAGCCCCAGCATAGCCTAGGCATGGGTTCACAAGGCCCTCTAATAGCGTTGACTTGCCTGTCCCCTTACCTCCGGTGATCCAGATATGCGGACGCACTGGGAGGGCTCCAGCGATTCGAGAGACAGCGACCCAGCCAGCAAGCAATAGAGCATCGATTTCAGGGTTAAGCCATTTGAACTTCCGACAAACATCTACGAAACCCTTCCCTTCTTGAGCAGTTAGAGGGTTTGGGTGTGGGATTGCTAGTGATGCTCCAGTCATCATGTAGAAGTAGTTAGAGCAGACATCGGAGAATTCAGTGATGCGTCCATCTTCAATGACATGGGTGCCAGTGTTAATCACTAGCCTTTCTCCCTCACGCCATACGCCAAGGCCGCGGACCTTGTTAACGTCAAAAACTCCAGCAGCCAAAGATGACCGAACCAAACTATCGACGATACCGTAAGTATCGAGCTGCTGAGCTTTCTCGCCGGGGTTGCTTATTTTCCAATAACTTCTAGGAGCAAGGGCGATAATTTCCGGCGTCTTAAAAGTATTGATCCGCAAAAGATTGCGGCTACGCTTGGAATAAAAGAAATAATTCTGGTCTGAGTGTCCAAGAGGGATGTAATAAAGCGTTTCGCCAGCGTGTTTCTTTTTTGGTTTTTTTTCTGACAGATTCTTCTGGACAGGACTCATTTTAGAGTCTAAAGACTTGCTTGGCTTTCCACTATGCGATAAATTCTTCTCATCATTCATACGTGGTCACTCCTATTGTTACTAGGTTTGATCTTAAAAAGCTTCGGTTCGCTCCCGAGGCTTTTTTTCATTCTACTGTATTGCTGCCAAATCGACGTCTGTGTCAAAATAAAAATTCCGCTCGACCTTGAGCGGTGAATAAAAGTTTACTGCTTTATTTTTGGACAGTTGCATAAAATTCACCCGTGCACTATTGCAATATAGCTATAGCTTGGGTACTTTGCGGATCGTCACTGCCACAGAGGATCTACCTATTAGTAGTAGGTAGATTCAAGCTAAGTCCCCTCATCCGCTCGATGCAGGGGATTTTGTTTTACTACATCTAAATCTTAGACGCCTTCAATATTCCACTCTTTACAGTTTTTCTCACATCAAAGACCTTCATCGCCGCCCGGCCAGGTAAGTTCTGTAGCTTACTATTCATTATAATATTTACGATCTCTTCTTCTTGCCAGCCATTACGAGTGAGCCAAACAGCTGTTTTATAGACGTAAAAATTGCGCTGCATATGCGCTGGGCGACCGGGTGGAAAGACGCCGTCTAAATAATCCCTCACCCAATAAGGTATCTTCCCACGGAATACCGGCGAATCGCTCACGTATTCCTTTTCAGGTGCACGCACAATATCAGCCGTTTCCCCCTCAAAAACCGCACTATAGATTTCCTTGCATGGCCAAAATAGCCTTGCGGCATCGACACACGCAGCATCGGCGTCGTATCGGTGCACGTATTGCCTTAACGTAGCCTCATAGTCTCGGGTATTCGTAATGGTCTCTGGAAGCTTTAGCCATAGCCTAAAACGATCGCAAGGTGGGGCACCGTTTTTTGAGATCTGATGGGATTTAGTAGGACCTAGAACGTGGATATGGTCGCAAAAAGTATTGTAGATCTCTAAGAGAGAAGGCCCTTCGTCAAAGTCTAATCCTAGCCAATCTGCGCCAATGAAAGAGGACTTATTCCTATATCCTCCCTCGTACAATGAAGGCGAGGTAGCCCAACCTACGATAGCGCGTGAGAGACTTTGATCGGGGCCTCGGTATGCTTGCCAGCCTCGAGCGAAGCAGAAAGCTTTGCCTATTGCGCCTTGGTCCGGGTGATAGCTAAACATTTCACGAATTCTCAGCTTTTTTAATCATCTCCAAGATTTCCTCAAATGACTCGTGCACTTGAATCTCTCTATCACTGACCCCAATATAGGACCGGTTAAAAATTTCCCCTACAGAGTGTATATGAGCTATATTTATCGCAGTCCTCTTATATATAGGTTCTCTGCCCTGATATTTAGTCACTTCGATGAATCTAATTTTACTCATTCCATTCCCCATTTCTTTTAACCTCTTCTAAAAGATGCTTTCTCCCCTCAAAGACCACAACAGCCTTCTCCATTTCTGGATAGTCTTTGATAAACTTGACATATAAACCTTTGTCTATATAACTTTTGAGGCTATTAAGAGAATAAGGTACATAGAAAAAATTGTAATATGCTGCCCCCTCCCTATCGACGTTAACTACAAGTTGATATAATTTTTTTTCATTGATCTCCATTTTATTTATCGCCACCTTTTTTTAAAAATTTGCCTTGTTTTCGCAAGAATCGCACTTCATATAGAACTTTCCCGGCTGAAAGTCACAAGTACAGCCATCCGATAGTACTACCTCAACAACCCTTGACATAGCCTGATAAAACCAGACTTCGTCCATAACAGGATGATAAATCATACTCACACCGCCTTGGAGTTCCCAACCATGCTCTAGGTGATCGTTGACATATGCCTCGAGAAAGAACCTAGTACCACCTTCTAGGACCTTGTACTTGCGCATTTACCTAGGCCTACGCTGAACAGGTTCAGGATTATATGTCACGCACCCCATGATCTCATCACTCACCGTTATGGTGTAATAACTGAGCTCATCAAACTCCTGTTCATCCTCATCTGCCTCGTCATCAGTCGGTGCAGGCGATGGGAACGGAGTGCTAGGATAAGGCGTAGCAGGCCTAGAGGGAGCGCTATCTTCGGAAACAGTATCATCGAAGTCATAATCACAGTCGTCGTCGACCGCACCATAATTTAAACAAGCACTTAGTATAAGAGATCCAACGCGACAAAACATATTCACCCCCTAGTTAAAGACACCATATTTTTGTAATAAGCAAAAACGGAAAAAACATCAAAGAGTAGCAAGCAATGTAAGTATACATATTCGTTTTAGTCGGCTGCGCACACTGTACCGCATAGCAAAACACAAACAGGACGATGTCGGTTAAAATAACCCTATCGATCAGTGTCATTATTCGAAGTCCCTCAATCCTAGACGCATCTCAAGCTCAGGTAGAAAATAAGCAAACCACTGAAGCGCAGGTTCATATTCGTCTTTTTTTAACAACTCTCTACAAATTCCCACGAATTGGCTGCGGCTTATAGTTACCGTCTTTTCAGGTATAGGCTCTAATTGCCAGTCAGTAGCCAAAGCGCATTCTATGTTTAGCTGATCAGATTTATCTTCATACCTAAACCAGCTAGGAGTAGATCCTTCCGACACTCTGTCATATCTTCTACCGCTCGCATGCGCCTCAATCAGATTCATAACTCAACTCCCTCACCCTTTTTCTCGCATCATCAATGCTACGCTGCATTATCTCGATGTAGTGAGGCAAGAAACTCTTCTTGTCGTTAAGATCTTCAGACTCAATAAGATGATTCATCAAAATAGTCATGCAACCCTCAAGAGCCAGACCTGAAACAGCTACATGCACACCATCCAACACCGCACTTATTTCCATGATTTTCTTTAGCGTCTGGTCTTCTAGCTTTTGTTTATTGTCGCCCATTGGACCTTTACCCCCTTTTAATACCTTCACTTCGCGCCTCGAACCGGCTTACTTAGAAAGTATTCTGGCGCTTCACCCATTGCGGTGCATATTCTCGCCAAGGCAGTTAACCCCGGGCAACTCTCGCCATTGAGCCACTTGCTGACCATTCCTCTAGTCACGCCTACCTCTTCAGCGAAGCGGCCGGGTGTCCATCCGAGCTTAGCTAGTTTCTTCTTTATATTGCGCTTTATATTCTTTTTGAACTCTTCAACTGTATAAACGCTAGATTTACTCATGTTTGACCTCGATTATCTTGTTGACTAAAAGTATACTCATATACTAATCCTATATCTCTGCGCAAGGCGAAAAGCTTTGAAGGTCTCGATAACGCCTGGGGGAAAAAATTTTGAGTGCGATTAGTACATTGATGATTAGAGAAAATTGGTTGGTTATGCGCGAGCAAGCATCTGTACTCGTCGCCTCCGGGATGCTTCCGTCAACTGTCAGAACACCTGAGGCCGCCATTGCTATAATGATGAAGGGCCACGAGCTAGGAATGCCGCCAATGCAGGCCTTCTCTCATATCAGCATCATCAAAGGAAAGCCGACCCTCTCCCCTGAAGGCATGCTTAGTCTTATTTGGAAAAATAACCCTAACGCTATTATCGACTTTGTGACCATTGAAAATGAGGTATGCATCATCGAAGCTCAGCGCACAAAAGGGAAAAGAACAACTTTCAAATTTGATAAGGAAGACGCGATAAAAGCCGGTCTGTGGAATAAAGACAACTGGAAACAATACCCCCGCGCGATGTGCAGGTCTCGCTGCGTCGCTGAGATGGCTAGGACCTTGTTTCCAGACGCCATTGCAGGCTGCTCCTATACAACTGAAGAGCTCGAACCCGATGTCGTCATAACAGATGAGGGCTTGTATGAAATAAAGAACGTTCAAGCACAGCCCGGACCAAAGCCCGAACCGCAAGCAGAACCACCACACCCAGTCCTTGAAGTAAACCCTATATACGCAGAGAGACATTGGAAGCGCGTTCTCACGACAGCCAAGATGAAAGGCGACGAACCATATGCAGAGATAATGAAAGCTGAGCTGGAAGGGGTAGCGCTAAACCTAGAATCGGTCATGAAAGCACAGCATGACGCCATCAATAAGTACACTGCGATAATAATCGAGGCTCAAATGCTTGATGAGCACCCAGAGCTAGCGCATGACGAAACGACCCAAGAATGAATAGAGGCGCCTAATAAATTAAGCGCCCCTCACGGAGAATCGATAATATGAAGTACTAAGGGATAATAGCATAGGAGTTATCGTTCGATGACTGAGATTGTGGACACGATTAAACATCTAGAAAATATGGCTCGTAGGCATAAACTGCGTATAGCCCCTATTAGCCTAGTCTTCTCAGAAGAGAGCCAAACATGGAAGGCAGTTGTAAAGACGCACGAATACCGCACAGGTCGTGCGGTGCAAGGTGGTCTCTATGAAGCGTACGGGAATACAGGTGAGCAAGCTATGCTGAAGGCCTATCAAGCGGTTTTAAAGAACCCAAGGCCTGATCTAGAATACGAATTAGAATGAAAGGTAATTCGCTATGAGCCCACATATGCCTTATATTAAAAAGTACCCCCCTGTGCAGTTCAAGCTAAACTCTTTTATCGTTATTGTACTCTATTATTTAGCTCTCATTGCAATGAGCATAGCCTTGTTCATGTATTCAGCAGCCATCTTATGCGCGACCTTTTGTCATTAGCTCAAGTAACTCTTCACACGCTTTTAGGCACTTTTTCGTGTCATCAGTTCCCGCAACTTGGGACGTACACAACGAGCAGACTAACAAAATCAAGGCTTTGATAATTGCCATAGCGTCGCTCCTTTTGTTCCCTTAAAACTCAACAATGCCAATATGACGTATCATACCACTGCCCGAAAACTAGTGAGTGACTTGAGTGAGTGGCGATATTTTTTATAGGGAAAATAGACGATCTATCCAGCCATTTTTATTATCGGGCCAAATAGTTAAAGCACTTAAAAAGATCATCCGTTTGGCTAAAAACTTTCGGCAAACCAAGTCAGCGTCACAGCGCTTGAGAGAGGCTAGGGTGATCGGGCCGATAATGCCATCTATCTTTACGGCATTCCTTCCTAGATTGAATAGAACAGCCTGCAAAGTCTTTACAGACGCGGTCCAGTAGGAATGAACCGACATATCTAGCATGATGAGTGCCAGGCGATCATCGTACTTCTCTATCAAGTCTCCCTTGATGCCAGCCCAATAAGTTTCTTTGTATATTTTTATAGCATCTTCAGGGGTGAGATCGATGATTTGCTGGCGTGTAAGCTCGGGGTGGGCTCTGTGGGATATACCATACTTAGTAAGGCCGCCCGGATCTTTCGGGTTGTCGACTAGCCCACCCTCGATTTTGATTATTTTTGCGGCGTGGTCAGCAAAGGGCATATCTCTCACCTCCCAAAGGGCTTAGCTATTCACTGAGCTTTGCAATCACATCCATGCTCGCTTGATACACCGCACTCATGAGGAGATTACTCTCTTCGGCGTCGAGGTCTTTGATTTCAGGCATGACCTTAGAAGCTTCTTTGGCAAATGAATATATCGCCGAAAGTAGGCCAATTGCACGGGGGAGCCTGGTCAATACGCTGCCACTTTTTGCCAATTCCACGGCATCAAGAGCTAACGCACGAAGACCCACGACACAAGACATTGAGTGATCAATTCCTACCATGTTGAGCTCCTTTGTGATTTCAAAATTACGCATGAATTATAGCAAGAAGACTCGCGGCGTGATATAAAAACGGTAATTTTGTTAGTCCTACCAAATCACGACTACGCGGCAGTGGCCTAGTGGAGGTAGGATTAGCAAAACCTGCCTGTCTAAATTTGAATCACTTTTCCCCTTTTCTCCCCTCATACTTTTATGTATAAGCTAAATCGTGTTGGAGGCGGGGAAGCTATCACTCATTGCAAAGTAGAGGTTGGAGACCCGCAACTAAAGAATTGACTATTCTTCGAGTCCTCGAGGATGATGTTTTTTTATACGTTGCACTAGCTGCAGTCGCGCGCAGCCCAGCACACACAGGCACACCAAATGAGTCTTCGAGAATTCTCTGACAAGAGAAAAAACAGCACTAAAACCTCAATAAGATTTCCAATTGATTTGCTTGACGAGTTCAAGGCGAAGGCAAAAGAAGAGGGCTTGATGTATCAAACCCTATTAAAGCGTGTTCTTATACAGTATTTGAGGGGTGACTTACCCAATGACCGAATCGAGAACGGGAACAAGTTGCTCAGCGTAGACGTCAGTCATCTCTGAGCTAACTTTATTAGCCTTATATGTCCTGACCGTGTAGGTATCATTATTATAGTCTAGTTGAATTTCAATTTTACCTTTGAATTTAGTGCCGCTTACTTTCATTATGACGCCTGCCTCAAGGCCTACCATTTCCCTACTACCCCAAGCGCCCAAGGCCCAACGGTCAGCTGCAAAGATTTGATTTAAGATCGTTTTTGCTGTGCTTAAGTCTGTCATAAATACCCCTTGTTTTTCGCTTCCTACTTACTCCTTATCGGCATTTTTTAAATAAACTTTAGCTCTCCTAAAAAACCCAATGCTTTCAAATGACTATAAATTAGGCCTAAAGTTTTTTGTAAATATACCGAAAAGTAGTATGTAATTAGGAAAAGGGGGACGATTTATGCACTTCTTTGAAGCAGTAGAAAACGGACAAAACGATATACGCGATCTACACAGCCTTATAACTCTACAATTAGAGCTAAACGTTATGAAAACAGTACTCCCCCCTGAGGAGTTAGAAAAAACAATTACCTATCAAATGCACCAATCGCTGTTGATTAAAGCACAAGACTTTTTAATCGAAACCTAGGAGACGCTTATGATACGCAAGCAACAAGGCACTATACTTTGGTTTGACGTTCGAGATGGAGTCGGTAGGGTGCAACTTGAAAAAACTATCGCACCTATAACAGCTACGATGATTGACGGCGTTTCCTACGACTACTATACATACCCTTCAGTAGCTGATGAAAAGCGCCTGATGGAATTACACGGCCGAGAAATAGAAGCAGAAGTCTCAGGAATTGAAGAGCTTCACACCATGCGTGTGACTAAGATCACCTTAAAACCGACTGGTTTGTAGGAGCTTTCGCGAGAATCTAAATTTAGCCCCCCAACTTTCTACGCGTCTTTTTAGATTCTCGCGGGCTTTTAGTCCATCCTCTTTACAGTAAAGTGGAATATTAAAATCATAACGACGATAAAACCTATGCGAAATACCACGTAGCCCACATCTGCCGTCACGTTTTTTCCCTTAAGCGATACGATAAAGACCTGAACCATAAAATGCAGCAGAAGAACCTAGATCTGAAGCATTGATCGAGCCGATTGCACCGCCAGACACGTTTAATGCTACAGCAATTTCCGACGATCCGCCTACCAGCCTATAAAGAATTTGCGACGTAGTAGGAGTAAAACCGGTTTGAGTTACTACGCCTGTAGTCAAAACATTTTCTCCTATAGCATTCATGGGCAATCCTCCGATAAATGTGGCGCCCGAACCTGTCCCCTTATTAATTACTAGCTCCCAGGTCACAAACATATATATTCCCATGCGCAACCATGTTCCTGTCGCACCTGAATCTGATTTAGTGCCGTTACCAGCTCCAAATCTACTTACTGGTGTCCAGGTTCCATAGGAGAATGTACCGATCGTGTCAGCTGTTTTAACTGCAGAGTTAATAACTGTCGTAGATCCTAGCCCTAGGCTGGTCCCTGTAATTGCACCAGCTCCAAGAGTTCCGGTGGTCGAAATATTTTGTGCACCAAAAGCTGGCGTGACAGAAGATCCAGGAATTGTTCCCGTGATATCTGATGGGGTAATTGCTGCCCAGGCAGGAACGCTTGCTCCTATCTTTAGGTACTGGCCGCTTGTACCCTTAGCTAGCCTTGTGGGAACGCCAGAGACGCCACCATAAGTAATATCACCTTGAGTGGTCATAGGGTTTGACGTGACTGCAGCATATGATAGTACGCCTGATCCGTTAGTCACCAGAGCGTATCCGTTTGTCCCACCGTCAGTGGGTAGCGTTATGCTGTAGCTTGATGCAAGAGTAGGAGCTAGCAAAGAGACAGTGTTAGCACTGCCAGAGTCTTTTATTGTAAGCGTGCCGTCTGGCCTTGCAGAATACCATGCGCCGCCTGTGTAGTATCTTAAACGATCTAGGGTACTACTCACATATGCAGAGCCTGCAACCGCAGCGCCGTTAGCTGTCACGTAGGCCGCGTCATTTGTATAGGAAGATAGCTTAGTCGTTGAGCTTGCTATCCCTAAATCAGTGGGAGCGGCTACGTTAGTTCCCTCAGCAAACTGTAATTTCTTAACTGTTCCTGCCATTTTTTATAATCCCTTCAGGTCGCTTGCTTCAATCACCACGCGAGATGGCGACTTGTCTATTCCTGTTACTTTCAATGCCGTTCTTGAAGTTTCGCCTAACACAATCTTATTATCTAGGGTCAAATCATCGCCTAGCTCCGTGTCGATGTCTTGTGTGGCTGTAGCAAATCTATAGATAGTCCGAGGGCGAGACTTAAGCCCCATGTGAGCATCGATGCGACTAGTGATTTCTTCTAATACGTGCCTAAATCTATCGACGTTGACGACGCTATTTAGGAACTGAGACCTAGCCGACTCTCTGGTCTCTGACGGAGACAAAGTTGCCCCTAGAGATAAGGCACTATCACAATGCGGATTGTAGGCGATGATCTGTGTGGCAATATCAGCATAGTCAACTCGAGTCGACGTATTGCCCTGAAGCGTGAGAAAGGGATCCCTCACCGCACCATCGATCTCAGGGGCCTTAAAGAGGCGGTAGTTTACCTGGAAATTTGAATCTAGAGTTAGATACCCAAGCGTTGATGCAAGGATATCTTGGGCATAATCGAGATAATTCTTGTAGTCGCCCTCATCAAAATACGGAATATGGAAACGACACAATACCGGCAACTCGTCTTGAACTTCAGAAAAAGACGCCGAGTTTGCGGGAAGGCCTACCTCTTGGCAGAATCTAAATAACACTGTGGGATTGTATTGGTTATCGACCTCTTGCACTGAAGTCCTAAACTCTACCGTGTGTTCGCGAGGGTCTAGGTATCCAGCAGGGTCAAAGAAAGCCACAAAACGCGACTCAAAGTTAGAGTTAAATACGATGCTAACGAAGTTGTTACCCCCACTGGTCGTCGTTTCTGTTAGCACGTAATCACGCTCATTGACCGGACGGATGATGTCACCGTTTCTGTTCTTGATGAGCACGGCAAAGCTTCTCATCACGGAAAAGCTCATGCTAGTGGCAAGAATTTTAACGCCTAGGGTATTAACTAAAAGGTTATATGGCGTTCCAGATACGGTGTAATTGCCAATGCCGGCGACAATCCCGTAATAAAATGGGTCTGACGATCCAGTCGTACGCCATTTGAGAGTGTCGCCAATCGTAAAGCCCGAGTAGCTATCGACCTTCACATAGGAAAAGCCGTTAGTGCCAGAGACTTCAGCCGTCGCGGTGATGGTTCCAATGCTATAAATTCTAACGGCAGTATCTTGGCGAGAACAACCCCAAGTGCGGTTAGTAGAATCTAAAAAGTTATTTGTAAAGCTAGTGCAATAGGCAGGATGCCCTTCAATCATGTCAAGAGCTGTAGTGATACCACCTATATCTATGTTGACCGACTCAGTGACAAAGCGCGAGTAGGTGCCAACGATATAAGGGCAAGTCTTACCGTGAGCGTTTGCGTCAAGGTTGGGGAAACTCGCCGGGTCCTGGAGAAAGTATGCTTCATTTGAAGTGTCACCCATAAGCGCAAGCTGCTTAAAGGTATTAAACCTGTCGACACAGCTAAACGTAGCCACACTGTTTGAGAATGCGACTGACCGCACGGTGCCGACATAGACTCTCTGAATATTTGATACGTCGTTTATGCAAAGCCATATTTGCACGTCTTTGTTATAGAAAGAGTAATAGTCACTAAGACGCTGCTTTAGATATCCGTCTTCATCAATCAACTGTATTTGCATGTCGTTAATACTAAAAACACCGTAGATAATGTTATTAACCGACTGCAAAATCGAAGGATAATTTACAATTTTCGGAAGCCATTCCCTATATTTATCAGTAGGTGCCTCAGGGTTTTGGCCGATCGCACGATACTCTGTGCCTGTAAAGTATAGGTAAAAATTTGCAATAATAATGTTTGTGGTTTCGTTGGGCGCCGAGGCAAGAGAGACTTCAAGGAGCTTCGTAGCTTCATTATATCTCCACTGATTTGTGGTGAGAGATCCCGTTACCTTGGTTAGGGCTACCCCATTTCTTTCAAGCCTATTGATGTCGTCCAGGAAAGTCATAGAATAAATAGTGCCAGTGTCTAGCTCTGGCAGAATCAAGCGCGAGGGATTAAAGCGCACCAATAAGAAGCGCTCTGAAGCCATATTCTCTTTTTCGGTTGCGACACTCATTTAAGCCCCAATATGCGCATGCGAGCACCTGCTAGCCCCGAAGTAATCTGGTTATTAACAGGGGAAGACCAGTCTAAATTAAAAGATACGTATGAGTTGTCGCTTTTAACGTAATCGTTAGATGCTTGAAGGGTTGCAAAATATGGTTTAGCCGAGCTAACAGGAAAGCCAGAAAAATTAATCGGCACAAAGCCAATCCAATTAGTTGTGTAGCTAGCCTTATTTTCTATAAAGAGTGTGTCCATGGAGCACGTGAAAGGATCACTCACATAAGTTGGATTCACCAAGCCTGGCTGGCCCGAATAAAGCCTAACCGTGAGCGTGTATGGCGTGGTTATGACGCCCCTTACAAAGATGTCTAGCACTATAGACTCAAGCTCCATGCCTTCAGAGACTTGAAAAGAACCCATCGACGCTTCAGCGCCTGTGTCTAAAACCCTGAAATACTGCTGCCGGCCAAACTGCAGATACGCCATTTAAAATGCCTCGCGTAAATCAAAACTGATTGTGTAGTAATCACGTATGATATGCTGAAAAGTTGGCGATCTTGTGTTGATCACGTAGCGCGTAAGCTCGCCGAGGTCTCCTGAGACTTGCGTTTTAGGGTCAATCGACAAGTAAAAAGGAGTCCTGACGCCTAGGTCGTAGAAGAGCTGACGCAGAGCCTCGACCTCTTCACCTCTAGCGTACATAATCCTGCAGCTTGAGAACTGAGAATACCTAGGCCTTATCTCTACAAAGATGGCTCCGTCTTCTGATTGCAGCGTCTGGCTTGGATCTAGAAGCGTCTGAGTAAAGCCCGTAGCAATATTCGTTGCGTCCATCGTCTGATCATCGCCAATATACACGTTGGCTATTTCAAGACCAGCTGGCCCCAGATAGTTATAGGGATCTTTCACCGTCAATCGACCGAAGCGGTAGGAGGTGTCGTCGAGGTCATCGAGGAATAAGAAAGCACCCTGATCCGTTATGGGAACCAAGCGATCGACCGGGGGAGCTGTCCAGTCATCAATGTTGTTGAGCTGAATGCGTATTTCGGCGTTTTGGGATAGGGGCAAAGCCTTATCTATTCCCCAAAGCACTGCAACAAAGGTTACAACCTGGGGAACACCGGTATCATACTTAACCCAGTCAAAGCTATTAAATCGCGGCTCGTCTGAAACGATAGGCTGTACAGATATGGCTGGACTTCCCGATACACTTACAAAGCCTATCGTGTCCCAAATAGCAGCGGCTGTCTCGCCAGTCTCAAGTCCTACTAAGAAAATATTAGTAAAGCTAAACTTGTAAGTATCGCTATCAAATGTGACCACCCAAGCGCCACTTGAAGCAGGCACGGCATTCATCGCAGTTTGTATCTCAGCTGCAAGCTCGTCTCCGGTATATGATCCGGGCGTTGCAATGGCTGTATGCGATGATCCGTCATAAAAATAGATGTAATTATTTACCGTGCTAACAAGCTCAAAACTTCCAGTAGGCCGCCAGACCTTCGAGCGCGACGGGTGATAAACATTGCTGGCAGGGAATGCAGCTTGCTGGCTAGAGTACGTGAATCCACGACCCATAAAGTTGTTAGCCATAAACCTTGCGCTGGGGTTCGTCCTCATGCTGTAAGCCTCGCATTATTTCTATTTAGCTCCAGGATGATATCAGCAAACGCGCGGCCGTTCACTTCGGCAGACGTAGTAACAAAGGTCGGCGATTCCATCAGCGACACTAAGCGTGTAAGAAGTGCGGTGTTAATCTCACTGCTGTCACCTCCACCGCTAGCGTCTCTTGCAATCATGCGTGAGAGACCAGTCACTAGGTCAGTTGGAACCACAAGCTCCCCGGAAGTAAGACGAGCCGGATAACTATCATTAGGAAATCCACTCGGAACAACTCCACCATCTGCAAATAAACCTCCGGTGACAGCTTTATAGGTCGAAGATAGGGCGCCACCCACTTTGCCCAAAACACCTCCACCACCACCACTGCCTGGAAGATCTATCTTGAAGATGTCTTTAAATGTCTCAGCGATCTTGTCGAAGGCTTTTTTAAGACCGTTATAAATAGCATCACTACTAAATGCGTCTCCGAATATACCAGCGAATAAGCCCGTCAGCTCTCGGCCTATATCCTTAAATCCCTTTTTGGTAGCCTCAGATATTTGACCAGCCAAATTCTTTAAGCCGTTAGCTGCACCGTTTGCCACAGCAAGAGCAATAGCTTCGATGAACTTGGGATCGGTGACGACTTGAGCCATCGCAGCACCTATTTTAGGGCTACTAGCTATGATCGCCTCAATCAGTGGCTCAATGATTTCATCCGAATGCTCGGAGAAATATGTCACTAAATTTTGAATAAGCTCAGGCAATTTAGATAAAAACGTGACGAGATTCTTTGAGAGGTTGTCTATAAAATCAGTACTAAATAATTGATCGAGAGTTTGGGAAAACTGCTCCGTATTCTGCGTCAACAGGCCAAATATTTGACCAGCCGCAGCTCCAAAGCCTGGCGCTATCGTATCGACAGCAAGAGACACCGCACTTGAGGCCAAGCCTTGCAAGCCATTTGTCACGAAGTTAGAAACTACGCCCGCATACTTCTCATTGGCCTTTACTCTAGCGTCGTATGTCTTCTTCTCGGCACTCGTGATGATGGCCGTGCGTGCTTTCTCGGACTCTTCAACCGATATTCTTCCAGCGTCTTCGAATTTCTTTAGCTGTTCTAAAGAATTCTCGCGGGCAATGTCGATGCCTTCAATACTGTCCAAGTCATCTTTAAATGCTTGAGCCTTGAACTCTTGGACTTCTTTGATGGCCTTTTCGTTTAGGTCTGTATACTTGTCAGTAGCTGTCTTCTCAATTTGTGTACGCGCTGTGGCTGCTTGCTCTGCAGTGATTACGTTAGCTTCGTAGAATTTATTTATCTCTGCTAAAGCCTTGTCGCGATCGGCAGCAACTTTCTGTGTCTCATCTAAGGATTTGTAGGTGATGCTTTCAAGGAGCTTGATAGCATCCTCGGTCATCTTCTTGCGCTCTACTGCAGCCTTCTTATCAGCTTCATTAGCATCTAGAGCGGCTTTTGATGCAGCAACGGAGGCCTTAATTCTAGCTTGTCCTGCAACCGTGGCATCATTGGCGGCTTTGATAGACGCCCTAGAGGCTTCGCTATCTGCTTGAGCGATGACCTTAGATGCCTTTGACACACTATCAGATACGGCATTAAACGCTCTGTTTGTAGCAACACTTGCTTCTAGCACCCCGTCACCGAAGGCCTTGGCTTCGTCAGAGGTTTGCTGCAAGGACTTTTGAACGTTATCTAGGCTTTTGACATCAAACTTGGCATTACTTAGAGCATCGGCTGAATCTTCAATGCTCTTCGTTACGCTCTTAAGGTCTACGCCTACTTTAGATAGCGCTGCTGCTGCCCCTGGCACGTCGCCTAAAGCTGACAAGACCTCTGCAACAGCTTGGAGCATCGCCCCAAATGCTGACGTCACACCGTTTACTAGCGCTTCAACCCCTGTTTTTACAGCGTTTAGAGATAAGAAAGCAGCAGCTAGCCCCGCTAACCCTTCGGTGAGCTTAGCGCCTGCCAGAACAAGGCCGGCAAACGCGTTAACAAGTACCTTTGTCAAATCGATAAGCGGAGGGAGAGCCTGAGCGGTAAGATTAGCAACCAGAGTTATGAAGTCGTTAATCTTGTCGCCGTTGGCTTCAAGGTATCCTGTGAACTCAGCAAATACTTTACCCCCTTGCTGAATCGTAGCAATCAGTGCCGGGTTCTTGATGATGATCGTGCCAAGAGCCTCTTGGAAGTCTCCAAAGGCAAAGCCTGCTTGCTTGACTGCTCCGCCATAGGTATCGATTGCGGCTTTAGCAGAACCTTTAAGTCTCTCACTCACCAAGAGGATTGCATCGCCTGCCTTGGCTTGCTCCTCGGTGAACTTACGGACGTCTGCAACGCTGGTACCTAGGGCCTTAGTAGAGCCTTGGAGGGTCTTGGCAAGAGCATCAAATGATACCGATAGATCTTCATTGTTGGCTGTCGCTAAATCAGCTGCAGTTTGAACCAAGAGCTTGGCTTGCTCATCAGTACGGCCTAGCTGCTTTGCAAGTGAGAGCTGAGAAAGTACGGCCTCATCAGAGAACTTCGAGTTAGCCTGAAGCTGAGTGGCAAACTCAGTAAAGTTTTGGACAAGGTCGGGTGTGTACTCGCCAAGACTTTTTAGCGTCTGAGTGAGTTGAGCGACTGCCGATTCTGACTCTATGGCTGCGTCTACCGAGTCTTCAAAAAAACCTACTACCGCACGGCCAGCAAAATAGCTGAGAGCTAATTTTGCCGCACCCTGCAGTTTACTAAATGTCTCTGAGATTGCGGAAACGGATGATGCAGCTATCGACTCGAGGTTCTTGATGGACTTTGCCGCCGGGTCGGTATTGGCGACGATGTCAAACTCTACCGTATTATCTCTTGCCACTCTTTGCCTCTTTCGCCCGTTCCGCATCTAGAGTGCGGTCGATTAGTGTGAAACACTCGGCTTTAAAGGCGCTCAGCGAGCCCAAATCACTGCGATAGCCGAGCTTAGCAAGACGAACGCGCGTATTGTACTCATGAACCAGGGGAGCGGCTTCATTGACCAGACTTTGACCGTTATAAGCGGCTTTAGTCTGAATCAAGATAGCCGCTTTCAGCCGTTTCCCATCTTCGGCCCGTTCAATACGACGCTAGAAATCTCTGTAAGGATAGACTGGCAATCTGAGTCAACACTCAAATCGTCATAGTCTTTGTACTCTCTGCCATCAATATGCTTCAAATCGACAGTAACATAATGATCAGCCGCAATTTCAAGCATATTTATCAGAGTTTTTACGTTGCTTTGCTTGTTTTTAAGATCGACGGTGCCGTCTTCATCAAATGTTATGTTCAAAGATTCCAGGTATTTTAGTTTTTCTTCAAATCGCGGCAAGCGCAACTCGACAAAACCCGAGAACTTAGCATCCTCACCCCTGGCTTGAGTCGGAACATATTTCATTGTTTTCACGCGGCACCTCTTCGAATTATAGGAAGTTTTGGTAAGCCTCGCCGTCGCCTGTTGAGTTAACAAAAG